ACTTTATTAAAGAATGGTTGGGTCATAAGTCTTACAATATGACACTTAGGTACGCCCATTTAATGCCTAAAAATCTACTAAAAGCTGTTAACATATTAGAGGACTACAAGTAAAGTTCCCATAGTAGATAGCACAAATTAACACATAAACTTATAGGAGTTACTTTGACCAAGATACTAGAAATAATGCCTACTTTCCCTGACCAACAAGCTAATGAGAAGGACATGGCTGAAAGTGGTAAAAATAGAACCAACAAAAGACTTCATTCTCATATTGAGCGTGAAGAAGAGAGTGTTACCAGTTACGGTAAAGTAATGGTAGCCAATACAATCAGACCTTTAGCAATGGCTATTGGTGACTGGATAACTTACACTGCTAAAAACACTGTGAGTAAACCACCTATAGCTTTCACTAAACTATGTGAAGTTGAACCTGAGATATTGGCTTTGATTACAGGTAAGCACATAATAAATACAATCACACAATATAAACCATTGACCGCTACATGTATAAGTCTTGGTGGTAAAGTTGAGACTGAGATTGCACTAAAGAATTTCAGACATCTTAACCCTGAATTATACGATACGGTCAAGCAAGACTTGGACAAGAGGTCTTGGAATTACACTTACAAGCGTAGAAAACTAAGAGAGAGTTCTAAGCGTGACAATGTCATGGCTTGGGAAGAGTGGACTACGCCCACAAAACTACACGTAGGTCTCAGACTTGTTGAGCTTATGATTGAGTCTACTGGTATGATTGAGATAGGTGTAGAGACTATTAAACATAAAAAAGCAAAGATAGTTAAACAGACTCAAAAGACTAGAGACTGGATTAAAAACAGAAATGCTTTTAATGAGTTACTAAACCCTGACTACATGATGACGGTTATGCCGCCAAAAATGTGGGACTCAGTTGAAGGTGGCGGCTACTGGACTAAAGAGTTACCGTCATTAGATTTAGTAAAACAAAAGAACAAATTGTTTGCACGTGAATTAGCAAACTTTGACATGCCTAAAGTATACAAGGCGGTAAACGCTATGCAGTCAACCGCATTTAAAATAAACAAATACATCTTAGGCGTAATGGCAGAGGCTTGGGACAGAGGACTTGCTATCGGTGGTATGCCACCTATTAAAAATCTTGAAGTACCTAACAAGCCTCTTGACATTAAAGATAACAAAGAGTCAAGACGTAAGTGGAAGAAGGAAGCAGTTATAGTGCATACAGAAAATGCACGTATGTTTTCTAAAAGAATGTTGTACGCAAAGATACTACACTTGGGTGATAAGTTTAAAAACTACGCCACAGTTTACTTTCCGTTACAATTTGATTTTAGAGGCAGAGCATACTGTGTACCTGCATTTCTAAACTATCAATCAATCAATGGTGCTAAAGCGTTGTTGTCTTTTAGTAAGGGCAAACCTATTACAAAAGAAAACAGAGGCGACTTTTGGTTGGCTGTGCATGGTGCTAACATGTACGGTAACGATAAAATATCATTACAGGATAGAGTCCAGTGGGTAAAAGATAATGAAGACTGGATTATAAAATGTGTTGATGACCCATTTACAAATAGACAATGGGAAGACGCAAGTAATGCTTTTCAATTTTTAGCGTGGGCTGAAGAGTGGAAGAGATTTAAAGCTGAAGGTGATGGCTTTGTGTCTAACATAGTTGTTAATGTTGATGGCTCTTGTAATGGTTTACAAATTTACTCTTTGATGTTGCGAGACAAAAAAGCAGGTGAGCTAGTAAACTTGTTACCTAGTGATAAACCAAAAGACATTTATCAATTAGTTGCAAACTCTGTAATAGAGAAATTAAAAGAACATGCAAAGGTCGGTAGACCGTATGCACAACAATGGCTTGACTATGGAGTAAAGCGTTCAACTACTAAAAGAAGTATTATGACTATCTGTTATGGAAGTACCAGATATTCTTGTACGGACTTTGTTGTTGAAGACTTAACAAAGCGTAAAGACAAAGGTGAGATGCACCCATTTATTGACGATATGTTTAAACCTGCATCTTATTTAGCAAGTATAATATGGGACAGTATCGGTGATAACTTAAAATCAGCAAGAGTTGGTATGAAGTTCTTACAAGATATTGCACGTGTTGTATCTAAGTTACAGTTGCCTATACATTGGGTTACACCAGTTGGTTTTCCAGTGTATCAGTCATACCCTGAGATGAAGTCTAAAAGAGTTAAGGCTATGCTCATGGGTGAAGTTATAAAACCACGTATCAATGTAGAAGATGACAAAACTGATAGACTCAGAATGTCTAACGGAGTCGCACCTAATCTGGTTCACTCTGTAGACTCTGCGGCTATGATTGAAACTGTCAACATTGCATTAGAGAATGGTATTGAAAACTTTTGTAACGTGCATGACTCGTTTGGTACTACTGCGGCAGACGTAGAAGTATTGAATAAGAGTCTAAGAGAAGCGTTCATACAGATGTTTACTGATAATGACATACTAGCCAATTTCAGAGATGATGTATTGAGACAGCTTCCTGAAGAGTACAAGACTAAGTTGCCTGAAGTTCCGCAAAAAGGTGACTTAGATATTAATGAATTGCGGAATAGTGAGTTCTTTTTTGCATAAGAAAAGTACCCCTAGTAGACAATAAAAAAGGAGACTTAAAAATATGTCTAAAAACAACAATGTAAGGATTGTTACGCCAATAGGTATTTCACAATACGCATGGCTTACAACTCCTGATACGCAATTTGACCAAGATGGTCATTATAAGACCAACCTTATAGTCAATGCGAAAGAGTCTCAATCAGTTGTCAAAGCGATTGATGATGAGATTAAGAAAAGTGTTACTCTTGCTAAAGAGAAGACTAAAGGTAAAGAACCTAAAATGGCAAATCTTCCATACGAAGAGGAAATCATTGAAGGTAAACCTACTGGAAATCTTATCTTCAAGTTTAAGACTAAAGCTAAAATCATAACTAGAGATGGTAAAGTTATTCCAAATAAAGTTGCTATCTTTGATAGTGCAGGGAAACCTATGGTTGATGCTAATGTCTGGTCAGGCAGTGAGATGAAAGTATCAGCAGAGTTGATACCATATTTTACAGCTATGGCAGGTGCAGGAGTAAGCCTTAGATTAAGGGCAGTGCAGATAACTAAACTTGTAGAGGGTGGAGCAGGTAACTCAAAAGGTTACGGCTTTGACGAGGTGAAAGATGGTTACGTTGCACCAGAAGACAAGACATTTGAAAATGAAGTGGCAAACTCGCAAACTGACTTCTAATCAAGTAGGTCTTAAATACGGTTTTAGGTCAGGCTTGGAGATAGCAATATCAGAAGAGCTTGACTTAAACAAAGTTAAATACGAATTTGAAAAGATTAAATTAAAATACACTGTGCCTGAGAAGGTACATACATATACACCTGATTTTTATTTAAAAGAAAAAGATTTTTTTATAGAGACAAAAGGTTTGTTCACATCTCAAGACAGAAAAAAGATGAGATTTATAAAAGAACAACACCCTGAGTTAGACATAAGATTTATATTTAGTAATAGTAAACAAAGAATTAGTAAAAAAAGTAAAACAACTTACGGAATGTGGTGTGAGAAATACGGATTTAAGTATGCTGACAAACATATTCCAATAGAGTGGTTATGAGCAATTTGAGAACAGAAACAAAATACATAGTAATACATAGCAGTGAGTCTTCACCTAAAGAAGACTTTGATGTTAAAGATATTGACACACAACACCGTAAAGACGGTTTGTTTTCTTGTGCGTTTCATAAAATAATAAAAAGAGATGGAACAATACAAGATGGTAGAGACATACAAATAGCAGGAGCACATATTGCTGATGGTTCTCTAAAATTGTCTAATAAAAATTCCATAGGTATCTGCTTAGTAGGCGGAAAAACTACAGATGGACAACCTGACTGTAATTACACGTTCAAACAGTACACCGCTTTGGTAAACCTCGTTAAAAAGTTGAAACAGGATTACAGTGGGGTTGAGATAGTAGGTCACAGAGATGTGGCAGACTCCGTATCTCCGCACTTTGATGTATCAGAGTTGCTGAGATAGTTTGTTGGGGTGGTAGAGAAGCGAGAGTGGAAACTATCACCCCTAAATAATTAGACAAAAAATTTTATGCAAAAAACTGAAAGTGAATTTTTATATCATACGTCTTGCGACAACTGCAATTCTAGTGATGCCAATTCCGTCTATTCTGACGGACATACATATTGTTTTTCATGCAATACAACAACAAGAGGAAACGATTTGAATAATCCAATAGCAACAGAAACCAGTAAAGAATTTATTGAAGGTAGTATTACGGAATTAAGTAAACGTAAAATTAATTACAACACAGTTCAAAAATTTAATTATCAATCTGGTGCATGGTTTGGTAGACCATGTCAAATAGCAAACTACTACAACAAAGACAAAGAGCTTGTTGCACAAAAACTTAGATACCCTGATAAAACATTTCAGTGGTTAGGTGACGCAAGAGAAGCAGGTTTATTTGGTCAGCATTTGTGGAGAGACAAAGGTAAGATGTTGATTATTACAGAAGGCGAGATAGATGCAATGAGTATATCTGCTATCAACCAGAATAAATTTCCTGTTGTCAGTATAAAATCAGGAGCTCAAGGAGCAAAGAGAGATATACAAAAAGAGTTAGAGTGGGTTGAAGGATTTGACTCTGTGTATTTTTGTTTTGACCAAGACGAGCAGGGTAAGAAAGGTGCAATAGAATGTGCTAAATTACTTACACCTAACAAAGCAAAGATATGTACGTTACCATTAAAAGATGCAAACGAGATGGTACTTGCAGGTAAAGTAAAAGAATTAACAGATTGTATATGGTCAAGTAAAGCATACAGACCTGATGGTATTATACTTGGTGCTGATATTTGGAGTGATATACAAAAAGAAGATGAGTATGTTACAGCAAAATATCCTTTTGAATGTATGAACGTAAAGACTCATGGATTACGTAAAGGTGAGCTTGTAACTGTAACAGCAGGTAGTGGTGTAGGTAAGTCTAGCTTTTGTAGACATGTTGCACTTAGTTTATTAGAACAAAAATACACAGTGGGTTACATAGCACTAGAAGAAAGTATTAAACGTAGTGCACTTGGTATTATGGGTGTACATTTAAAACAACCATTACATTTAACAAGAGAAGGAGTAGATGAGAAACAACTTCATACCGCCTTTACCTCTACTATTGGTAATGGCAATTTTTATTTATACAATCACTTCGGTGCAACCGTAGCAGATAACTTATTGTCAAAGATAAGATACTTAGCTAAAGCATGTAATGTTGACTGGGTAATACTAGACCATTTACACATGGCATTGTCAGCACTAGGTGATGAGCATACTAATGATGAAAGAAAACTTATAGACTACTTTGTAAGTAAACTTAGAACATTAGTAGAAGAGACAGGCATTGGATTAATCTTAGTCAGTCATTTGCGTAGGTCAACTGAAGGTGACAAAGGTTTTGAAGATGGTAAACAAGTAACATTAAGTAGTTTAAGAGGGAGTCAATCAATAGCACAACTATCAGATTTAGTTATTAGTATGAGTAGGGATTTAAAATCAGAAAACAATATAGCAAAAGTATCTATACTAAAAAATAGATTCTCTGGTGAGACTGGTAGTGCATGTAGTTTACATTATGATTTACAAACAGGTTGTTTATCTGAAGTAAAAGCAGAGGTGTTAGATGACTTCTAATTATATTAAACATAAAAAAGCGGCTATGACATGGACAATGTATGTTATGGAAGCTGTAGGTAGAGCAAAGAGAACAGGAATACCTGTTACTTTACACGTAGGTAAAGAAACTTCTGCTATGGTATTACAAGAAGCACTGTTGTCTCTTGCATTTAGTGGAGAAGATGCCGCTTGGAATGTTCACATACAAACACATACGGTACACTAATGAGACCATTACCACACGTTACTAAAAAGATATTAAACGCAGACTATGTACAACTGACATGGTCGGATATAAATTCTGACAGCTCATGGAAAACTTTGAAAGATGCCATGAACAGTAAACCAACAATTTGTATATCAACAGGTTGGTTAATTAAAGAAGACAAAGACGTTCACATATTAGTTGCTGATGTAAACTTTGAAGACAATGGTACACTAGGTGATGTAGGAAATATAACTACAATACCTTCTAGCAACGTATTAAAAAAGAAAAAGATTATACTATGAGATATTGCTTTGATATAGAAACAGATGGATTTTTAGATACAGCTACAAAAGTTCACTGTATAATTTTAAAAGATATAGACACAAACAAAATACTTCATCTTAATAATGAAGAAGCTGTAAAGAAATTAGAACAAGCAGAATTAATTATTGGTCATAACATTATCAAGTTTGACATACCAGTTCTTAAAAAGTTTTATAATTTAAAATCAACTGCAAAAGTTTTTGATACTATAGTAGCAACTAGATTGTTATTCCCTGATATTAAAGACCAAGATTTTAAACATAAAAATTTTCCAAGAGACTGTATTGGCAGACACAGCTTGAAAGCGTGGGGTAACAGGGTGGGCGAATATAAAGAACAGTTTGATACAGATTGGAAAGAATTTAGTGTGGGTATGCTAGAGTATTGTATTCAAGATGTTCAGGTTACTCACACTTTATTCAATATGATTGAGAAAAAAGGTTATTCTCAACAAGCAATGGATTTAGAACATGATGTTGCCGAGTTAATATTTAGACAAGAAAGATATGGTTTTACTTTTAATAAAGAGGAAGCCGAGAAGTTATATACTAAATTAAATACTAGAAGAATAGAGTTAGAAGAACAACTACAAAAAATATTTTTACCTATTACAGAGAAGAGAGTATCAGAAAAAACAGGTAAGCAATTAAAAGATAGAGTTACTGTCTTTAATCCTAGTTCACGTCATCACATAGCTGATAGATTAAAAACTAAGTATGGTTGGGAAGCTAAAGAATTTACTAATGATGGTAAACCAAAACTAGATGATACTGTATTAAGTAAACTGGAATATCCTGAAGCAAAAATTTTATGCGAACATTTCTTATTAGATAAAAGAATTGCACAACTAGCTACAGGCACACAAGCATGGTTGAAACATGAAAAGAATGGTAAGATACATGGCACATGTAATACTAATTCAACTGTAACAGCACGTGCAAGTCATTCGTTTCCTAACATGGCACAAGTACCAAGCGTGTCTGTACCATTTGGTAAAGAATGTAGAAGTTTATTTACTGTACCTAGTGGTAAAAAGCTAGTAGGTATAGATATATCAGGATTAGAAGTTAGAATGTTAGCACACTTTATGTCTAAGTATGACAACGGTGAGTATACAAAAGTTGTATTAGATGGTGACATACATACAGAGACACAAACTCTTGCAGGATTAGACTCAAGAGATTTAGCAAAGCGTTTTTATTATTGCTTTCTTTATGGTGGTGGCGTTAAACGTATCGCTGAAGTAACTGGTAAAAAAGTTAGCGAAGCATCTAAGATTAAAAAAAGATTCTTAAACAACTTACCTGCTCTAAGTAAATTAATAGAGCAAGTACAATTAGCGGCAGAGAGAGGACATTTAGTTGGTCTTGATAAAAGACAGATTAAAGTTCGTTCAGCTCATGCGGCACTCAATACATTACTACAAAGTTCAGGAGCACTGGTTTGTAAACAATGGCTTGTTGAGTTTGATAAATTAATTAAGGATATACCTGAAGCCCAACAGGTTGTTTGGGTGCATGATGAAATACAGGTTGAGTGTCTTGAGAAAGATGCAGAGACCGTTGGTAGGTTAGCTGTCAAAGCAATCCAATGTACTGGCGAACACTTCCAATTAAGACTACCTTTAACAGGAGAATATAAAATAGGAAATGATTGGAGTGAAACACATTAATGAATAAGAAGTTTGATAAAGATTTAAAGTATGGACAGGAGAGAGAAAACAGAATTGTATCTATTCTTGATAAAGACAAAACCAAAATGGAAGTCAAAACAGAAAGAGACTGGTGGTTTAAAACTAATAACATTGCAATAGAAGTAGAATGTTATGGTAAACCGTCAGGTATCATGGCAACTGAAGCTGACTACTGGGTGCATATACTAGCTAACGGTGATAAAGATTATTGTCGTTTGATATTTGATACTGCAACCGTAAAAAAATTGGCAAAAAAATATATCAAGAATATTAAAAGCGGCGGTGATGGTAATAGAAGTAGGTTTGTTCTAGTTCCTCTTGCTGAATTATTTTTAAAAAAGAACATAGGATAATATTATGAGTGATAAACTAAAAGGTAGAAAAGTAATATTGATTGATGGTGATATTTTATTATATCAAATTGCAGTCAATAACGAAGTAGATACTCATTGGGGTGATGGACTATGGACATTACATTGTGATGAGAATAAATGTAAAGCAGATGTAGATGCAGTGATAGATGACTTAGGTTCATCATTTGGTGCAGATGATTATGTTGTTGCATTGACAGATAAGAACAACTTTAGAAAAGATGTCTTACCTTCTTACAAAGATAACAGAAGACAGAAGCGTAAGCCAATGACATTAAAAGCATTGCGTGACTATGTTATGAAAAAACATAATGGTGTAATGTGGGATAACTTAGAAGCTGATGATGTGTTAGGTATCATGGCAACTGAGCCAACTAATGAAGAAAGAATTGTAGTTAGTATAGATAAAGATTTACGAACAGTACCATGTAACTTATCTGCTGACGGTTTAAATGTAGAACAGATACCACCAAGAATGGCTGACTATAACTTTATGATACAGACATTGACTGGTGATAAAGTTGATGGCTATGATGGCATTGATGGTGTTGGTGTAGTTACTGCAAATAAACTTATACAAAAATATACTAATGTTCCATTAAAAGACTTATGGAAAATAGTAAAAGGTATATACAAAGATAAAGGTTACACTGCTAAAGAAGCACTAGCTCAAGCTAGAGTTGCTAGAATACTAAGGCATGGTGACTACAACAAAAAAACAGGTAAGGTTAAATTATGGACAATATAAAAAACCCACCGCACTATGCTAACAAAGAGATAGAACCTATTGATTATATTATAGCTAATGGTCTCACGTATTGCGAAGGCAATGTTGTGAAATACATAACACGTTGGCGTGGTAAAGGTGGTCTTGAAGATTTAAAAAAAGCAAAACAGTACATTGATTTTATTATAGAAAAAGAAGGTGTACCAAAAGTTACAGACACACCAGATGTTACAACATAAACATATTATAATTAGAGCTGAAGTTAAACAGCCACCACAAGACATACGTAAAGTAAAGAAGTGGTTGCGTAAGTTAGTCAAAGCAATAGGTATGCGTCCATTAGGTAGACCTACTGCTGTGTATGTAAACAAAGAAGAGAACAAAGGCATTACTGCGGTGCAATGTATAGAGACTTCACATATTGCACTGCATTGTTGGGACGAAGTATCTCCTGCTATTGTGCAGTTAGATGTCTACACATGTGGTACGCTAGACAAAGAAATAGTTTTATTATTCTTAGATGAGTTTGACCCAGTCAAGGTTGACCATGCAATAATAGATAGAGCAGATTTTATTGACATTAAAAAAGAGAAAGTAGAGAGAGTTAAATTATGATAGATTATAGTAGAGACGAGTTGCTTACAGATTTTGGTAAGACAACATTAAAAGATAGATACTTATTGCCTACAGAAGATTCACCGCAAGATGGATTTTTAAGAGCGGCTAAAGCATTTTCAGATAATGATGAAATGGCTGAACGTATTTATTCTTATGCGTCTAAGCTATGGTTTATGTACTCTACACCTGTTTTGTCTAACGCAGGAAGTAAAAGGGGTATGCCTATTTCATGCTTCCTAAATTATGTTGGTGATAGTAGAGAAGGATTAACAGGACACTACACAGAAAATGCTTGGTTGGCTTCTGTGGGTGGTGGTATCGGTGGTTACTGGGGACACATAAGAAGTGATGGCACTATGACATCTGGTGGTTCACAATCATCAGGTTCTATTCCATTCTTACATGTAGTAGACTCAGAGATACTTGCATTTTCTCAAGGCAAAACAAGACGTGGTAGTTATGCGGCGTACATGGATATATCACACCCAGAAATTATAGAATTTATTGAAATGAGAAAACCTAGTGGTGGTGACATACATAGAAAATGTCTTAACTTACATCATGGTGTAAACATTAGTAATGAGTTTATGCAACTAATAGATAATTGTATAAAAGAACCTACGTATGATGACAGTTGGAATCTTGTAGACCCACACACAAAAAAAGTTGTACGTACTATATCTGCTAGAGAGTTATGGCAAAAGATTTTAGAAACAAGAGTAGCAACAGGTGAGCCTTATGTATCTTTTATTGATACTATTAATGATGCGTTACCTGAAACACAAAAGAAATTAGGTTTAGAAGTACATCATTCTAATTTATGTACTGAAATAACTTTACCAACAAGTGACAATAGAACAGCAGTATGTTGTTTGTCTTCTGTAAATTTAGAAAAGTATGACGAGTGGAAGAATGACACATTATTTATACCAGACTTAATTAGATTCTTAGACAATGTATTACAATACTTTATTGATAATGCACCTGAAGAATTATTTAGAGCTAGGTTTAGTGCAAACAATGAAAGAAGTTTAGGTTTAGGTGCTATGGGTTTCCATGCTTACTTACAATCTAAAGGTATACCGTTTGAATCTGTACTAGCTAAGTCATTAAATTTAAAAATATTTAAAACAATAAAAGCACAAGCAGTAGAAGAGTCTAAAAGACTTGCAATTAAAAGAGGTGAAGCACCAGACATGGAAGGTACTGGTATGCGTAACGCACACTTATTAGCTATTGCACCTAATGCTTCGTCTTCTATTATCTGTGGTACTACATCACCTTCAGTAGAACCATACAGAGCAAATGCCTATGTGCAGAAAACAATGTCAGGTTCATTCTTAGTAAAGAATAAATATTTAGAAAAATTATTAGAGAAGAAAGGAATTAATAATGATGAGACTTGGACTTCAATACTTGCAAATCGTGGCTCGGTATTACACCTTAAAGAGTTATCGGACTATGAGAAAGATACTTTCAAGACTGCGATTGAGATTAACCAACAATGGGTAATAGAACATGCGGCAGACAGACAACAATATATTTGTCAAGGACAATCTATAAATGTGTTTGTACCTGCTGATGTAAATGTTAAAGAGCTACATGATATACACATGTTAGCTTGGAAACGTAAACTAAAAACATTATACTACTGTCGTTCAGAAGCTATTAAACGTGCAGAGTTAGTGTCTAAAAAAGTAGAAAGAACAATCATACCTGAAGCTGATTGTTTATCGTGTGAGGGATAATGACAGACAGTAGCATATTTGACCACATAGACAAACCAAGACGTAAGCGTTGTAATTGTAAAAAGAAACAACAAAAGCAAACAGTTTTGTGGACTGTCTATCATACAATCTTAGCACTAGAATTATTAGCAATAATAATAATAGAAGGAGTAGAATTATTTTATGGGCTTTAAAGATTATAAAATAAGAGATGGTGTTCACATACCATCAGATAAATTTAGAGAAAACTGGAACGCTATATTTGGTAAGAAGAAAAAGAAAAAGGAGAAAGACCCACATCTTGAATTGTTTGAAGATGCTCCTAAACCAGATACACCAGTATACGAAAACGAACAAGCAGTAGAAGATGAAAAATATTTAAAGGAGTTAAAAAACAAACTATGAGTTTATTTAAGGAACGTATACACTACAAACCATTTGATTATGAGTGGGCTTTTGAAGCCTATGACATGCAACAAAAAATGCACTGGCTACCTAGTGAAGTACCATTGCATGAAGATGTAAGAGACTGGAACGAAAGACTTACAGCAGAAGAAAAGAATCTAATATCACAGATACTTAAATTCTTTACACAAGGTGATGTAGATATAGCTCAAGCGTACTTAGATAAATACATACCTAAATTTAAACCACCAGAAGTAAGAATGATGTTGTCTTCATTTGCTACAAGTGAAGCTAATCACGCACATAGTTACTCATTACTTAATGATACTATAGGTTTACCTGATAAAGAATACAAAGCATTTCAAGAATACAAAGAAATGTCAGACAAACATAATTATTTATTTGAAAGTAAAGGTAAAGGACTAGAAGCATTAGCTAGAGAGATAGCTTGTTTCTCTGCATTTGGTGAAGGCTTACAGTTGTTTGCTTCATTTGTGATGCTACTTAACTTTCAAAGATACGGCAGAATGAAGGGTATGTGTCAGATAGTAACATGGAGTATTAGAGATGAGACTCACCATGTTGAAAGCATGATTAAATTATTTCATGCGTTAATAAAAGAAAACCCTAATATTTGGACAGAAAAATTTAAGAAGAGCATATACCAAACAGCTAGAGATATGGTAGATTTAGAAGATAAGTTTATTGATTTAGCCTTTAGCATGGGTGGTATAAGAGGATTAAATCCTGAAGAAGTTAAACAATATATCAGATATATAGCAGACAGAAGACTGCTACAACTGTCATTAAAACCTAATTATGGTGTAAAACATAACCCTTTAGGGTGGTTAGATTGGGTATTAAATGGTGTAGAACATGCTAATTTCTTTGAAAACAGAGCAACAGAGTACAATAAAGGTACAGTAACAGGAGACTTGTGGAAGTAAAGTTCCCTTTTTAGACGAATGGAAGATTTAACATTACCCACAAACGTAGATGATTTAGTGAAATTACTTAATAAAGTGTTTCCTGAAAAATCACCTGAGTTAAAAGACGATACTAAAACTATCTACTTTAAAGCAGGACAACGTGATGTTGTAAAATTTATCAATAACTTAAAAGAGAGAACGGAGAAATAAATATGTGCACTAGCAGACCAAAAGTACCTGCTCCACAACCTGCTCCGCCAATGCCTGTGAACACATCACAGACAGTAGGTGAAGAATTATCACCACAGTTGGTAACAGCAGACGAGCAAGATATTGCAAAGAAAAAGAAAAAAGTTAAAAAATCAGGAACAAGCTCATTACAAACTACTTCAGGTGTAAACGTAGCAACTGGTTCTGGCTTAAATATTTCTTAATAAATGGAATACATGGATAACAATTTTACACAAGGAACAGCAAGACAGCGTTATTCAAAATTAAAACAACATAGAGAACATTTTTTAGATAGAGCAGAAGAGTGTTCTGAAATTACTATTCCGTCTCTAATACAGCCTGATGGATTTACAGATTCATCAGATTTATATAACCCCTTCCAATCAGTAGGAGCTAGGGGTGTCAACAATTTAGCTTCTAAATTATTACTATTATTACTTCCCCCAAACTCACCTTTTTTTAGATTATCTATTGCAGGTAAAGCAAAAGAAGATTTACAACAAAGAGCAGAATTAAAGTCAGAAGTAGAAAAATCTTTAGCTACTATTGAAAGAGAAGTAACTAATAAAATAGAACAATTAGCATTAAGAGTATCTGTATTTGAAGCATTAAAACATTTAATTGTTGCAGGTAATGTACTTACTTATTTACCTAAAAAAGGTAGCATGAGAGTATTTCCATTAACTCAATATGTATGTCAAAGAGATAGTTCAGGTAATGTATGTGAAATTATTGTTCAAGAAAAAATGAGTGTGATGGCATTAGATAAAGATGTTGCCGCACAAGTAATGACTGACCCTAATTATAAAAAAGATGAAGAAGTAGAATTATATACACATGTTTATAAATTACCAAATGATGAGTTCTATGTTTGTCAAGAAGCTAATGGTGTTAAAATACCATCTAGTGTAGGTACATTTAAAAAAGATAGATTACCATACCAAGCTCTAAGAATGATTAGAGTTGACAATGAGGACTATGGAAGAGGCTACGTTGAGGAGTTCTTGGGAGACCTTAAGAGCTTAGAAGGATTGTCTCAAGCATTAGTAGAATCTGCGGCGGCTTCTAGTAAAGTAGTATTTTTAGTAAGACCTAATGCAGTAACAAGAAAAAAAGATTTATCATTAAGTAGAAATGGTGACATTATTACTGGTAGTGCTGAAGATGTAACTGTCTTACAAGCACAAAAACAATATGACTTACAAGTTGTAGAAAGAAGTATACAAAAATTAGAAGAAAGATTATCATTTGCTTTCTTATTACACACAGCTATACAAAGACAAGCTGAAAGAGTTACAGCACAAGAGATTAGATACATGGCAGAACAATTAGAAACTGCTATGGGTGGTGTGTATTCTTTATTATCACAAGAGTTTCAACTTCCGTTAGTATCTATACTAATGAAAAGAATGGAACAAGCAAATGAAATACCTTCTTTACCAAAAGGCTCAGTAAATCCTACAATTATTACAGGTATTGAAGCTCTAGGTAGAGGAAATGATTTACAAAAATTAAGAGAATTTGTAGCTGAGATAGGTAACTTAGCTCAAATAAATCCTGCGGTTGTTCAATCATTAAACCCTGATGATTTAATTAAACGTATTGCTACTGGTTTAGGTATTGATACAGATGGATTAATTAAATCACAAGAACAATTAGCACAGGAACAGGCGGCTCAAGAAGAGCAAATGCAAAACGAGCAAATGATGAATATGGCTGAAAAAGCTGTAGCACCAGTTGCAAACAATTTATCTAAACAACAATAGTTAAGGAAACATAATGGTAGACACAGTAGAAATAAAAGAAGCAGAGACTACTAGCGAAAAGCCAGTAGAAGAGAAACAGTCCACACAAAGTGTTGAAGGCTTACCAGAAAAATTTAAGTCAGTAGAAGAAATGGCTAAAAGTTATTCTGAGCTTGAAAAGAAACTTGGTGAACAATCTCAAACAAAACCAGAAGTTGACCCTGTAAATGCAACAACATTAAAAGGCGAAGAGTCTAAAGTAGAAGAAACAAAACAAGAAAATACTTTAGAAATAGCTGAAAATGCTGTAGAAAATGCAGGATTAAATTTTGATAATTTAGCACAAGAGTACGCAGAAAAAGGTCAATTAGGTGAAGAGTCATACAAAGCATTAGAAGAGTCAGGTATTCCAAAAGCATACGTTGACCAATTTATTGCAGGACAAAAAGCTATAGGTGAACAACAAACTAACAATGTAAAAAGCATGGTAGGTGGTGAAAAAGCATATAGTGAAATGGCAACATGGGCTTCACAAAATATGTCTGATGGTGAAAAGAAAGCATACAATGCGGCAGTAAACAGTGCAGACATGGACACAGTAAAATTAGCAGTAGATGGTTTACGAGCTAAATATCAAGCGGCTAATGGTTCTGAACCAAATTTAGTACAAGGTAAAGCTACGCCAGTTGCAGAACAAGGTTATTCATCTTGGGCTGAAGTAACTGAAGCAATGGCTGACCCTAGATATTCTAAAGACCCTGCTTATCAAGCGGCGGTAAAAGCTAAAATTGCAAACTCAGAAATATAAAAGTACCCATATTAATAAGGAGAAAACTATGTACGGAAAAAGTAAAAGTAAAAAACCAAGTAAAGCGTTAAAAGGTGGTCAAAAAAAATTACCTGCCGCTTTAAAATCAAAAATAATGAAATCTAAAAAAAGAAAATAATTATGGCAAAACGTGGATTATACGCTAACATTCATGCTAAGCGTAAAAGAATCGCCGCAGGTAGTGGCGAGAAGATGCGAAAAGTAGGAGCTAAAGGTGCACCTACTGCTAAGCAATTTAAAAGAGCGGCTAAGACAGCTAAGAAAAGGTAGTCATGGTTGCTAAAAGATACCAGAATCCTTCAGGTGGTTTAAACGCCGCAGGACGAAGGTATTACAATTCTCAAGGAATGAACCTAAAAGCACCTGTAACAGGTAGTCCTAAAAAAGGTTCTAAAGCAGAAGGCAGAAAAAAGAGCTTTTGTGCGAGAATGAGTGGAGTAAAAGGAGCAATGTCTAAAAATGGTAAACCTACAAGAAAGGCATTAGCTTTACGTAAATGGAATTGTAGGTAATATAGTTGTGCAACACTTATGTGTGGCAACTGCCAAAACAATTTAGCCAAATAACTTGACCTACTGCGGTAGACAATCTTGACTAAATAACTGAATTGAAGAGGCTTTTATAAATAAACGTCATAATCACAAAAAAGGAGACAAATATGGCAAACGCAAGTCCAGTCTCAGTCGGTAGAGTAAATGCAGGTGGTTCGGAAGACGCTCTGTTTCTAAAAGTATTCGCAGGAGAAGTATTAACTTCTTTTGAAAGAGCTTCAAAAACAGAAGGTGCAGACATGGTGAGAAGTATCTCATCAGGAAAATCAGCAACTTTCCCAGTAATGGGTAGAGTTGGTGCGTCTTACCACACAGCAGGAGCAGAAATTACTGGCTCAGACGTAAATCACAACGAAAAGGTTATTACAATTAATGACCTTTTAATCTCATCAGTATTCTTATCAAATATTGAAGAGGCAAAAAACCATTGGGACGTAAGAAGTGCTTACTCACAAGAAATTGGAAGAGCATTAGCTTTTACAAAAGATAAGCATATCTTACAAACAATCGGTCAAGCATCATTAGCATCAGCTAACGTATCTGACAGTGGATATGGAGCAGGAGCAACTATCACTAATACTGGTATCGCATCTGCAACAGACGCTACTGCGGCTAACGCAATGATTGATGCACTATTTGGTGCGGCAAAACAATTAGACGCTAACTACGTTCCTTCAGAAGGCAGAAAATGCTTTATGAGATTGGAAGAATACTACAAATTAGCAAACGCTACAAATGCAGTGAATGTTGATTTCAGTGGTAGAGGTTCAATCGCTGAAGGTAAAGTCGTTAAAGTTGCAGGAATTGAATTAGTACCAGTTCCTCACTTTGTGGCTTCTAACGTAAGTTCAGGCGTAGACGCAGGTTCGGCTACAGCAGGTGGTTCAACTCCACAAGCTGTCAACCTGACTAACTACGTTGCTTTAGTTTCTCACCCAAGTGCTGTAGGTACAGTTAAACTTATGGACTTAGGTGTTGAAAAAGAGTACGACATCAGAAGACAAGGTACGTTAATGGTTGCTAAATATGCTATGGGACATGGTGTATTAAGACCAGAAGCGGCTGTAGGTATTAAAGAAGCGTAATAGTTTCTTTATACTTTTTAGATTAGGGGGATTAATTTCCCCCTTTTCTATTTTAAAATAGAAGGGAATAAATATGAAATTAAAAGAACATTTACCACACTTTTGGGAAGAACATAAGAAAGCAATAGCTGTTGCAGTTATTGTATTATTAATAGCAATCATAATATAATGGCTACACAAATTACACCAACTACTGAGTTACAAGCAGTTAATACCATGTTGAGCGTTATAGGAGAAGCTCCTGTAAACTCAATCACAGGTACAACAACTGTAGATGTATCTGTCGCTAAAAATATTCTTGACGAAACATCAATGTCAGTACAATCACAAGGGTGGAATTTTAATACAAACTACGAATATAAATCATTATCTTTAGATAGTGATAACAAAATACCTTTACCATCAAACTGTGTGAAGGTAGACGCAAACAAATCTATTAGACACATAAATCTTACAATCAGAAATGGTTTTCTATACGATATGGAAAAAGATACTGATGTATTTACAAGTGTTCCTAACTCAGTGGACATAGTTCTAGTCCAACAATTTGAGCATCTCCCAGAATACGCAAGACGATACATTACAGTAAAAGCGGCTAGAAGATTTGCGGCTAGATTTATTGGTGATTCACAGCTTACACAATTAACAGCTCAAGATGAAAATGAAGCATTAGTTAATTTTACACAATCAGAAGCACAAGAATCTGATACAAATATTTTGAATGGTGATTCTAATACGTTTTCAATAATTCATAGAACAACTAGAAGGACTTACTAATGGGTGGTGTGGTATCTCAGTCTATACCTAATTTCCTTAATGGTATGTCTCAACAGACACCTACACAAAGAGGAATAAATCAAGGTCAAGACCAAGTTAATTTTGCTAATAATATTGTAGATGGTTTGTCAAAAAGACCACCGCTTGATTATATAGCAACTTTAGATAATACTAATTTATATCCTAATACAACAAAATTCTGGTCTATACAAAGAGATGAAAGTAATCAATACATTGTAGCTTTTTATAATGGTGGTGTAAAAGTATGGGATTTAGCAGGTAATGAAAAAACTGTAACAGTACAAAGTGGTTCAAGTTATCTTACTTCTACAAATCCAAAACAAAATTTTAAATTAGTAAACATTGCAGACTATACATTTATTGCAAACACAGCTACAACTGTAGCGGCAGACTCTACAAACACTGCGGCTAAAGTAGAAGAGTTTTTAATAAATGTTAAATTAACAAATTACGGTAGAGAATATAAAGTAGCATTAAAACACCCTAACATGGCACAAGAGTTAGAGGTACAGTTTCAATTACCTACAGGTAATGATGCTTCTACTGATAGTAAGTTTAGAGATACAAACAAAATTAAAGATATATTATTATATGGTACGTCTAGTACACACTGGGATAGTGCGGCTAACGGTATAGGATTTAAAGTAGTAAGAACAGATAATAATGCAACACAATCTACAACACAAGGTTTAGCTAATTATTCTGGTTTTACTTCTCATTTTACATTTGAAAGTTATGACTCAGTTATATACGGAAAACCTACTGACGGTAACTCAAACTATACTGTAAGTACAGCAGATGGTTCTGGTAACACAGCTATGTATGCTATAAGAGATACAATACAAGATTTTAGTGACTTACCTTATTATGGTAAATTAGGAGTTATATTAAAAGTAACAGGTGATGAAGGTGATACTTTGTCTGATTATTATGTTGCGTTTCAAGGTAATGGTGTATGGAACGAAACTATTGCACCTGCAACATCTGTAGGTTTAGATAATTCTACAATGCCACACGCATTAATAAATAACAATAATGGTACGTTTACATTTAAAGAATTAGATTGGACAGATAGAACATGTGGAGATAGTGACACAAATGCTGACCCTAGTTTTGTAGGTAAGAAAATAAATAACCTTACATTTTACAAAAATAGATTAGGTATTATGTCTGGTGAAAATTTAGTATTAACAGAAAATGCTAGTTTCTTTAATTACTTTCAAACTACAACAACACAAGTTTTAGATACTGACCCTATTGATATTGCGGCATCAGGAACACAAGTAAACACGCTTAAAAATTCTGTAGGATTTAATGAGTCTTTACTTTTATTTTCTGATACAGCACAATACAAACTAGATAGTGCAGGAGATACTATATCGCCTACTACAGCTATACTTAATGAAGTATCTTCATTTGAACATGATGATTCAGTACAACCTGTATCAGCAGGTAAGTTTGCATACTTTGCACAAGCTAGAAACAACAACACTGCTATAAGAGAATACTTTGCAGATGATGATACATTAACAAATGATGGATTAGATATTACAGTTTCAGTACAAAGTCTTATACCAACTAATGCTTTTCAAATTGTTAGTAATACTACAGAAGATACGTTAGTTGTATTAACGTCTGACACAGCAGACTCACAGACTGCACCATATACATCAGGTACAGCCGTAGCTCCTACTAATGCAGACACAATGTTTATATACAAATACTTTTTTGACAGAGGTGAGAAAGTACAAACAGCGTGGGCTAAATGGGAATTTAGTGGTGTTAAGATATTAGGTGCTATGTCATTAGAAAGTTTTTTATATGTAATGGCGGCAGAAGGAACAAATACAAAATTATTTAAAATAGATTTAAGAAATTTAAAAGACACAACATTAGGACATGGTGTGTATTTAGATTTAAAAACTTCAGTTACAGGTACGTATGACAGTGCAACAAACTTAACTACATTTACGTCACCGTATGGAGCAAGAACAGGATTAATAGCAGTAGATAGAACAAATGGTGCTAATTATACAGCCACAAATACAACAGGCTCTACATATACTATATCAGGAAATCATACTTCCTTATTTATAGGTGTACCATATTCTTCTGTTTACAGATTGTCTACACAATATGTCAGAGAAAATACTGGCAGAGGATTGGTAGCAGTAACTTCAGGAAGATACCAGATTAGAAACATCTCATTTAACTTTGAGAATAGTGGTTTCTTTCAAGTAGAAGTAACACCTAACAATAGAGACAAGTCTACAACTATAATGAATGGTTATGTTATAGGTACGTCTTCTTCTATTGTAGGACAACCTGCTATTAGTTCAGGAACATTAAGAGTTCCAGTGCAATGTAGAAACACAGAATTTGTCATGGATATAAAAAGCAATTCTCATTTACCAGTGTATATAGCTGATGCTGAGATTGAAGGTTATTACCATGCACGTTCAAGAAGGATTTAATGGTTAAAGAAAATTATGTACGTAAAGCTATATTAGCAGATGCGTTGGAGTTATCTCCTAAAATTAGAAAAGGTGATAGAGAAGAGATTATGGCTTCTGAAGGTATATCACCTTTACGAGCATTGGTCATGCCTTTTACTTATGACAATGCAAAAATATACACAATAGTAGGAACAGAAAAAGAAGGTGTTATTGGTATGTTTGGCAGTAATCCTACACAACTACCTGAATATGGTGTTGCATGGTTATTGTCTAGTGAAGATTTATTTAAACATACTAAACAATTTATAAAAGAATGTCCTTACTGGGTCGCACAAATGAGTGAAGGTTATCAATACATTTATAATTTTGTAGACAAAAGAAATTGGAAAAGTTTAAAATGGTTACAGTTTTTAGGATTTGAACCAAAAGAAAATATAGAAAACTATGGCGTTGGTAAAATGCCATTTTTATTAATGATGAAAGAGGTAAATAGTAAACATGTGTAGTATACAAGCCGCTATGGCAGGAGTGCAAATAGTAGGTAAAGTACAAGAATACAGAGAACAAAAAGCTCTAGCCGCTAGTAAACGTGCCGCTAATGATAGAACAAGAGAAAACGCACAAGTGGCTTACATGCGTGACATTAATAAAATAGACCAAGAGAAAGTACAAGCTGACCAAGAAAAAGCAGTAGCAGAATTTAAAACAAAACAAGAATCTAAAAAGAAACTAGCACAAGCACTTAACTTAAATGCAGGTAATGCTGTTGTTATTGTGCAAGATATAGGTTCATTATACAATGATGAATATACAGAAATTAATAGAGAATACAAAGGTGATATGATTACACTTGCTAATCAAACTACTGACGCATACGCAAACATGGCTAAAACATATAATAGTATTGCACCAGTAGTAGAACCAAGTAGAACAGGATTATTATTAGATGTAGCTATGACAGCAGGTGAAGGATATGTTGCACATACTTCAGCTACGTCTGCAAAAAAAGATGAAGGACTGGTAGTAGCACCGTAATATGGCAAAATATAAATCAAGAATAACTAACAAATACATGGGCTCTGGCTTTGAAGGCTATGTAGCTTCAGCAAAAACAACAGAAGGCATGGAGTTAGCTAAAGCATTACAAAATGCAGGTGAAAGTGGTATGCGTATTGCTAATGTTTTAACTGATAAGAAAAAAGATGAAGCCGTAACAAAAATACAATCTTTGTATGCTTCTGGTAAAAGCATGGAAGATATACAAACAGAAATACTTGCAGGTAAACACCCAGATTTAACAGGTAAATATGTAGAAAAAACTACACAGTTTCATTTAGGTAAAGTAAAAGCGGCTGAAGTTATTAAAAATATAGAAGCTAATAAAGATAATTATGATTTTGAAAAAACAAATTTAACATCATTTTACGAACAATTTTTACCAAATTTTGATGAAGCAGATAATTCTTATACTACAGGTTTTGCTTCTGTATTTAATAATTACAAAGCTAATGAGTCTATAAAAGATGCTACAGTAAGAAGTGCACACGCTTCTAAGAAAAAAATAGAAGAAGGTAGAGTACAGTTGTCTATTATCTCTGATGAAAATTTAGAATCAGATTATATAGAAACTTGGAAAAATTTAAACATAGATGTACCTAATACTGACGGTGGAAGTACACCTAATAAATTATATACTAACAAAGAATTACAAGCTGTAATTATAGCTGATGTAGAATCTATTATTAATACTGCAACTACTATGGAAGAAATAGAAAGAGCAGAAACTATTTTAAATTTAGATATGGGTATTGGTAAAGAGGGTCAAAAATTAGGAACATTAAATGACAGAAAATCTACAGAAGTAGATGCTCTTAAAGCTAAGTTAGTTACTAAGAAAAGAGCAGTGCTACAAAACACTAGAGCAGATGAAGAGTATAAAAAAGGTAAAGCTGTAGAAGCTATATGGGCTGAAGCATTTGCACCTAATGAAGATGGCAGTCCTAAAAATAAAATTCAATTACAAGAAATACAAGAAAAATTAAAACAATTCAATGACCCACAACTTGTAGCAACATTTGCAGATTTCTTTAACAAGAACAGAACAGTAAACAATGACCCTGCTGTTAGTTCACAATTTATGATAGATATTGTAAAAGGTGAGTTTGCTTCTTATGATGAAATGATAACAGAAATGTTAGCTAGAGGTATACCTGAGTCTGAATTAGGTACAGCTAATATTAGATGGAATCAATATACTAAAGGTAGAGACGAAGGTTCACAACCTATATTTACAAGTAACGCTAATTATTCTGATAATGTAACTAAAGTATTAAAAGCCGTAGAAGAATCATTTAAACCTGACGTTAGTGGTTTACCTAATCCTAATGCTAAGTTTGCTACATTTATTGCAAACAATTTTATTGAAAATGAAATATTAGATTACGAAGATAGGTTTGAAAAAGAGAATGGTAGAAAACCTACTAATGCAGAACGTAGAGTATTTATTATGGATTTAGGTAAATATGTTATTGAAACATATAAATCAGATAACGTACCAGAACCACAAAGTTTAATACCATTTGAAGAAGCAAAAGAAAACAAAGAAAAAGAAGAGTTTGAAAAGAAAGAATACGAAACTAATACAGCTAATAGTATTCAAACTAACATAGAAAATGTAGACAACATTACACAACTTGTTAAACAAGGTGTTCAAAACTTTACACCATACGAAACAACTATTGGTGATAAAATAAATATATTTACTGATGAAGAAGCAGAAGATAGAGATAGACAAATTAGTCAATTAGTTAATAGTATTCTTCCTCAAGCATTTTCAGGTATAGAGCTTAATGATAGATTTATGAAATATTTAATAGACAACAATGTAGATATAGATGCTATCTTAACACCTATTGCGGAAGCTGTTGGTAAAGATAATCAATATGTATTAGAAAAATTAAAAAGTCTAACATCTCAAGGATAATAATAAATGACAGATTATAGTGTTTTAAAAGAAGCAGAATCTAATGAAAACCAAGAAATAACAATTTTTGGTAATACAGTTAATCTACAAGAAGAAGAAGAAAAAAGATTAAAAAAAGCAAAAGATGCTGAGTCTGCACTAGAAGAAATACAAACTGAAAGATTTTTTAAAACTCTTAGGTCATATTATGGTTATAGAGAAGGTGAAGAAGATAAATTTAATAACATGTCTCATGCAGATTTGTTAGAATATTTTTACGAAGATAGGTCTTGGAGAAACAATAACTCTGTGTCTATGGGTATGGACATGTCAAATTCCATGACTGACACTGCTCCAAGATTAAAAGAGTTTGCATACATACAACAAACTTACGAACAACTACCATCATTTTGGAATGACCCTAATAGAAGTTTTGGTGACTGGTTAATAGACAATGGTGGTGCTATGATACTTGACCCAGTTAATTTAATTGGAGTTGGTATTGGTGGTCAAGCGGCAAAACAAGCATATAAACAGGCATTAAAAGAAGCATTAAAAGGTAAGATAGCAAAAGAAGTATCTAAGAAAGTTATACAACAAGCACAAAAAGAAGCACAACAAGCGGCTATGGGAAAAGCTATTAAGAAAGGTGCATTGTATGAAGGCTTTATTGGTGCAGGTATTGCAACAGGTCAAGATGCTATGTTACAAAACACTGCAATAAACACAGGTGTGCAAGATGAGTTTTCATTGAAACAAATGGCATTTTCTACTGCGGCAGGTTTTGGATTTGGTACAGTATTTGGGGGTGCATTTTCTTATGGTGGATTTAAACTAACTAACAGACAATTAAAAAATACATCTATTAAAAACTTAGAAGATTTACATAATTACGGTAGAAGCACAATTACAGGTAAAAGATTGTTTGCAGATTTGTCTACTAAAAAAGATAAAAAATCATATTACAAAAATTTAACTGATGCAGAGATTGATGATATTGAATACAGAAGTAAGTTAGATGGTAAAGACATTGATGAACAAATTAAAAAATTAAGAAACACTAGAATTGATGGGTCATCTAAACCACCTAAAGAATTATTAAATTACACTAAGTACAATCCAAAGTCACTAGCAAAATATTTAAAAAATACAGCAGATAGATTATTAGCTGATGGTACTATTGAAAAGAAAGTAGTTACTGTAAAAGAAGTAGAAGAACAAGCTAGAATATTAGGTTTAAATCCTGATGAAGTTATTAAATTAGGTAAGTCAAGAGCTAAAGCAGACAGACAACTATATGCAGAAATATTAGCTCATGGTGATTTAATGGCTAAACAAACTGATGATATGATTAAGTTGTCTAATCAGTTACATAAACAAAATATTACAGCTACAGAAGAAAGAAAAATATTAAAAGAATTAGAAGTCAGAAGAAAAATGGTTGATGATATATTAATCAATCAAAAAACCATGACTGAAAATATAGCAAGAGCTCAAAGATTTCAACAAATAAACAAAGATGCACAAAGAGCGGCAGAGTTAGTCCTTAACCCTGAAGACCCTAAATTAAAAAATCTCAAAGAAACTAATCCAAAAGAATTTTATAAAGCATTAGCTAAATTAGATAATGATGAACAAGTTATCTTAGCACTACAACATGCACGTAAAGTTGGTAAGTGGGATTTAGTTAATGAATTTATAAACAATAACTTACTATCTTCACCAGATACACACATAATTAACATAGTGTCAGGTCTAGTTCAAACACAATGGAAACCATTAATTATGTTAGTTAGAGCGGCTAACTTATCTATTACAGATAGACAAAGAGCAGGTACATTAGCAATAGAAGCAATGGACACTTACATTATGCAATATGTATACATAGCTCATGCGTTTAAACAATTTGGTAAAAGTTTTTATTTAGGTAGAGGTATTATAGATAGTAAACAAATGAAGTTTGACAACGCTATGCGTCAAGGACAACTACAACAATTTATTAATGCGTCTGGTGAGTTACTTACTGAGCCATTAGGTTTTGTAGGTAAAGGTTTACAAAAAATGGTAGTCAATCCTGTTGCTTATGCAACAAGTATGCCTATGAGATTTTTAACAGCAGGTGATGAATTTCTTAAAACTATAATGTATAAAGCTAGAAGAACAGCACAAATACATGCACAAATAAGAAATGAAACAGGTTCATTACCTTTGTTTAGTAAATTAGATAAAGATGGTTATAGAAAAAGATTTAAAGAAATAGCTAGTGAATACGAAAAAGGTATTGGTGAAGCTATACCTACAGCAGATATAAATGCAAGGTCTGGTATATTAGAGTCTAGTAGATTAGAAGTTAATGACCCATTACAATATGCTAGAGAAGGTACATATACACAATCAGCATATTCTATAAATCCTGCAACAGGTAAAACAGAACAAGGTGTTACAGGTGCTACATTAAGTTTTACAGCAAAACACAAATGGGCTAGAGCGTTAGGATTACACTTTATTAATACACCTGCTAACTTGTTAAAATGGAATTTTGAACAACTGCCTTTAATTAGAAAAAGTATTGTGTCTGTTAGACATTCATTAATGAAAGGTAAAGACGGTAAATACTTAAATCCTGAAGCGGCGGCTGAAGCTAATGCACGTATGCAGATGGGTATGGCGTTATGGTTGTCAGCGTTCTTTGCAGTAAAAGCAGGTAAATTTACAAGTGGTGGTTCAAGAGATTATAAAGAAAATCAAGAAAGAGAAAGAACAACTGGTTGGCAACCGTACTCATATAAAACTAATGATGGTAGATATATCTCAGTAAACAGACTTGACCCAATTATGATGCCGTTTTTAATTATGGCAGACATGTTTGAAGTTATAAATAAACATTTAGAAACTAATGAAGACTTACCTAGTGAAGCAGAAAACACTATGTTAGAATTATCTATGGGTGTAGTAGCTAGTTTAACTAGAAACATTCAATCTAAATTTTATCTTAAAAATATTATAGAAACAGCAAACTTTTTATTTAGTGATGATTTTGCTAGAAGTAGAGCACCAGATAGAGTTGGTACTTCTATCTTTGCAAGAACATTATATAAATTCTTTCCATTATCAGGTGGACTAAGATATTTAAGTAGAGTTGAAATGGACGAACAAAAAGAATTATTAACTCTATCAGATAGATTAAAAGTATTAATGCCACAAATTGTAGAAAAAAACAGTATTATGCCACAACGAAATATGTTTGGTGAAGTTATAAATAGAAAAAATGGTTGGTTATTTGGTCTTGGTAAAAGGTCAGGATTATGGTCTTCACCATTTGCTATGACAGAGTTTAAATATCCTGAAATATCTAAGTTCTTTGAAGGTAGAGATTTTGATTATAGACCGCCTGACAAGATAGATAGAAAATCAGGTATAGATTTAAGAGATATTAAAAATAAAAAAACTGGTCAGACAGCTTACGATAGAATGAGAGAGCTTGTAGGAGTAGTTAAAATTAGATACGAAGATGGTAAAGAGTATACATTGAAAGAAATAGTAGAAAAATTAGTAATGGACAAAAAAAGTCAATTATACCGTCTTCCTAACAATAAAGTATTAGGTGAGGATATGAGACAAAATCTAATATTAAATTATGTAAATGCGGCAGAAAATAAAGCTAAAGCTATGATATTAAAAGAGTTTCCACAAATAGTAAAAGAGCGTGAAAAAAGAGGAAACTTTAAGAAAGATGAAGTAGAAAAGGCTAACAGTGCCCTAAATGTTCTATTAGGACTATAATACAAAAAGTACCCCTTTTAGATAAAACAATAAAATTAAGGAATTAAATGGCTAATAGTTTTGTACGATACACAGGTGACGGTAATACGTCATCATATTCTATACCTTTTAGTTATAGAAGTACAGCAGACCTAACTGTTACACTAGCAGGGGTTGCTACTACAGCTTTTACACTAAATGCCGCAGGAACGACACTAACTTTTAGTTCGCCACCTGCTAACACTACAGCCATTGAGATTAGAAGAAGAACGTCACAAAACTCTAAATTAGTAGACTATGCGTCTGGGTCTGTACTAACAGAGAACGATTTAGATACAGATAGTGAACAAGCCTTTTTCATGTCGCAAGAAGCGATTGATGATGCAGGTGATGTTATTAAGATTGATAATACTAATTTTCAATGGGACGCACAGAATAAAAGATTAACAAATGTTGCTAATCCTACGTCTGACCAAGATGCGGCTACAAAACACTACTTAGAAAACACTTGGTTATCAGCGTCAGACAAAGCTACTCTTAACAATGTTAATAGCAATATAGCGGCAATTAATACTGTTAATGGTAACATATCAGCTATCACTACAAACAATTCTAACTCTACTAACATTAATACTGTAGCTAATAACATTGGCTCAGTTAATACAGTAGCGACAGATATTACAAAAGTTGTAGCTGTAGCAAACGATTTAGCAGAAGCAGTATCAGAAGTTGAGACTGTAGCTGACGATTTAAACGAAGCAACATCAGAGATTGACACTGTTGCTACAAATATAACTAATGTTAATAACGTAGGTAATAGTATTACTAACGTAAATACAGTTGCTACAAACATCAGTGACGTAAACACTGCGGCAACTAACATTACAGCAATACAAGGTGCTAGTGGAAATGCCTCAACAGCAACGACAAAAGCGGCAGAAGCGGCTACGTCTGCTACAAATGCGGCTAACTCTGCAACTGCGGCGGCTTCTAGTGCTACTGCGGCGGCAAACAGTGCCTCTTCAGTTAATGTTACAACAGGATTAGTGATTGCTATGGCAATCGCATTATAAACAAAGGAAAATAAATGGCTCAAAACTTTAGAAGAAATACAAGTAACAATGTTGGTACATCACCAGTTAGTGTGTACACAGCAGACAGCTACGATACTATAGTTGGAATAGCCTTAACTAACGTATCAGGGTCATCTATTAATGTAGATTGTTATATTAATGATGGTGCAAATGACATACATTTAGTTAAGTCAGCTCCAATTCCAGTTGGTTCGCAATTACAGTTGATTGATGGCGGAGCTAAAATAGTAGTACAAAACGGAGATGTTATTAAAGTAGTTTCTGACACAGCTAGTTCATGTGATGTGTGGGTTTCTGCGGTTGATAGCATAAGCACATAATGGCTTACATAGGACAGACTCCGAGTGCTGTTGTTACATCTTCATCACAAATACAAGATGGTGCAGTAGAATTACAAGATATTTCTGCGGCGGCACAAGCAAGTTTAGGGACAGTAGATTTTTACGGATTTAAAAAATTAGCTAATGGTACACTAGAGTTAGAATACTCAAATGGTTCTGACAATGTATCAGTAGCAAATAATGACACACAACAATCAGATAAATACGCTGAAAGTTTTGTATCAAAACGAGGACTAACATTTTCAGTAGATGCCACAGGCAATCTGAATGTTACAATTTAACAATAATAAGGAGAAAATAAGGCAATTATGGCAACATTAAATTTAGGAAGAATTAAGCCAGTATTTCAAGGTGCTTACAATAACAGTACAGCTTATGTAGTTGACGATATTGTAACATTTGGAGATGAAACTTTCATCTGTATACAGGCTTCTACAGGTAACGCTACGTCCAACGCTTCCTATTGGACAAAATTAGCGGCTAAAGGAACAGATGGTACAGATGGTACAGATGTAGGTACTACACTAACAACTCAAGGCGATATACTTTATCGTGATGGCTCTGGTCTTGCACGATTAGGATATGGAACAGCAGGTCAAGTATTACAAACTGGTGGCTCTGGTGCTAATCCAAGTTGGGGAACAGTATCCTCTAACTTTGTTAAGGTTGCAAATTCTGAATTATCAAGTGATGCAAGTTCATTTACTATGAGTAATGTTTTTACAACTACTTATGATATTTACGAAGTTTACTTCCAATTTCAAAGAGATACTCAATCACAAGTACAAGTGGAATTTGAAAAATCATCTGATGGTTCAATGCAAACAGCTAATTATTATTTTGCGTCTAATATGGCAACAAAAAATGCTTCTACAAGTTCTGCGACTTGTCAAGGAGATTGGGATTATAGTAATTTTAGACCACATGAAAACCAAAGTAATAATTCTTCGCATAGTGCTATATGGCACATGAGAATTGTTAGACCAATGGAAGCATTACAAACTAGGTGGCAACATCATATATCACAATATGATGGTTCTTATGCTAGAGAATTAGTTGGTGGTGGTTGGAACGCAAATAATGTAGCTATGTCTGGTATAAAATTTTCAACAACATCTGGAAATATGACAACTGGTACAAGCTGTACTATTTATGGTTTGAAACACGCATAATTTAATGAGGAGATAAAATGAAAAAAGCAATATACAATGGATTAACTGGCGAAACAATTATTTCTGATATGACTGCTGAAGAAGAAACAGCATACAATGCAAATGCAGAAAAAGTTGCTAGTGAAGAAGAAGTTCGTCAAAACGAGATACAAGCTAAAGAAAATCTAAAAGCTAGTGCTAAAGCAAAGTTAATTGCAGGTGAAGCATTAACTGAAGAAGAAGCTAACACAATAGTATTGTAACATGGCATACATAGGTGTAGGTTTAGACCGAATACAAACAGTAGAAAAGCTAGACAACATTACGTTTAATGGTGGTTCTACTTATAACCTAACTAAAGGTTCTACAGCATTTACTCCCATTGGAGCAGACCACATAATTTGCTCAATCAATGGTGTAGTACAGTTTGGAAACTTTACAGTTAGTGGGTCTCAAATTACATTCACAGGTGCAACACTTACAGCTTCCGAC